CGGGTTGAGTCGTGTCCGCCCGTGGCAAATGGACCGGTAATAACGTCAATACAATTTGAGAACCAAAGCGAGGATGGCAATCGCAATGGAAATCCCGGATATGAAGTTGGCTATTAGAGATTGAGTGCGAGCCTTACGAGCGTCAGCCGATGAGGAATCACATATTTTTTGAAGAGTCTTAACCTGCTCTTCCAGAACGGCCACTTGGCGAGCAGCTGATATATCAGCGGTGTAGCGTGCTTCACGCTCTCGCTCACTACGCTGCTTCTCATTAATAAAGTCAAGTATCAGATGCTTTTCAATCGCACCATAATCTTTAATTCCATGTCGGCTTCTACATTCTTTCATGATTTCACTTGCTGTTGTTTCATCACAGCTTAAATGGGCTATGATGTCCTCCACCTCCCATTTTTCAGGTGGTGGAGACCCGGTTCTTGAATTTCTCATATTGTTATTTTTTGTTTGGCACCACAAAGATAACAAAATCAGGTGATTTATCACCCAAGAACGGTATAGCTCAGTCAGTAGAGCGTCAGGAACACTCCTGAAGGTCGTCGGAGCAAAGCCGACTACCGTTCCCAATTAATCTCAACAACAAATTATGGAGAATACAATAAGAATCGCCAGCGGAGGCGTTGCGGAAGAGTTCCGCAATTTGAAGGTAGGTGAGGCCATCGCATTTCCGATGGACATCTACAATCCGAATACCGTCCGGAACACGCCAAGTGCCTCCATGCTTAACGAGCGTGCTAAATTCGGTAAAAAGTGGATAACAAGCACCGACATGGAAGATAGATGTGTCTATGTCGCAAGAGTAAAGTAGAGCCTATGGGAAGAGGTCAAATCAATGCCGTAGATCCCTCGGCTATTTTATTGGAGAATATCCTCACGATAATGTCAGACTTTACATTCGGCAAGAAGGATGCCATGCACATTGTCGGAGGCGAAAAGAAGCTCACAGACCTTATCGCCGCCGGAAAGATAGAAGCCACTAAGCCGACCGAGGCGCAGAACGGCAAATGGTTCTGCAACGCAGCTCAGGTTTTGAGGCATTGTCGGAATACCAGGAAGAAAAAAAGATAACGATATATTAGCCCGAGAGGGTCGCTGTTATTAACCACATAGTGATGCCTTTGAAAACGCCCGTGAGGGCTTACAGCGTCAATCAATCAATCCCGATGGCCGGACGGGTTATTCCGGCTAATCTGGAACGGTACAACCAAGTGGCCAAGGTGACGCGGCAGACCATTGCCGCGATGCGGTAACGCTTCGCAGGTTCGACTCCTGTCCGTTCCTCCACCCAATTAGAATAATATCATTAACGCCGGATAGTCTGTGAAGATAGTCCGGTTTTTCACATGAGAGACTTGCAATCGGCGAGTGCAACCCGGATTGAACCGGGTGTAGGCAAATAATGGCGGCCGCTGAATAACCTACAAGCAGGTTCGACTCCTGCTCTCTCAACCATTAGAAACAACATCATCAACACATCATCAAAATGGACGAGCCTATCTTCACAAAGCGCGTCAGCGCCGGAACACGCGTCTATTACATCGACGCACGCATTGACCGCAAAGGTCAGAAGTATATCTCCCTCTCGGAGATTCCGACAGATAAATCACCCGGCAAAAAGGAGCGTCAGCGAATCTTCATCCACGCTAAGAACATGAAGAGATTCGCCAAGGCTTTTGCCAAAGTAGCAACCTATATAAAGAATGACGCTAAAGGATGATCCGCTGGTGCTTCTCGGCTGGAGCTGCCCGTATTGTGGAGCTCCAACTAAACTCGTTGACGACACGGAAATCTACGGGCGGTCATACGGCACCAGTTGCTACGTCTGCAAACCGTGCGGTGCATGGGTCGGCTGTCACAAAGGCACTGACAAGGCGCTCGGCAGGGTTGCGAACAAAGAATTGCGAGAACTGAAACATCTGGCACACGAGGCTTTCGACCCTATCTGGAAAGATGGCTACCTCAAACGGACAGCCGCCTATGAGGTATTGTCCGTCGCTTTTGGACTCCCGATTGAGCTAACCCACATAGGAATGTTTGATGAGGATATGTGCCGGAAAGTAATCTCATTGTCAAACATAATTCTTAAATACATCAAAAGCGATGGCTAAACAAATTTCACGCGGCAAGTTTCTCCTTATAGAGTGTACTGCCGGTGAGCTGATGAACGCAGTCGGCTCCGACATCTGCATTTGTGATTGGTGTGGCAAATCATTCTTACCATCTGATAAGGGTGTGTATATTGCAGTTCTCAATCAATGGTACTGCCAAAAGTGCTTTGAAGAATGGGTCGAACGTGCTACTTGGTATCCCGAAGATGTAGATGTTGAGCGTAGGAATTTTGAGTTCTATGCTCCAAGATTTGGCGTTAAGATATGAATCAAATCGAAAAGTCTATCCTCAATCAAATGTGGATTTATTGCGCGGCACTCAGAACCCTGATGTTTGTGAAGCTCCACAATAGGTATTCGGCACAATTTGACCTTACGATAGATAATCTCCGTACAGCATCTAAAATGCTGTTGATGGAGGCAGAACGCGAACGGAAAGAAGTGCAAATGTCAGTAAATGTTAAGGTGTGAAAATAGCGGGCAATCAGTTTGTGCAACTCGCTAAAAATGACTAACTTTACTGTATATCAGAATGAGAGATATAAAATAAGTCAAACCAATAAACCTACCATTATGGCAAAGGAAAAACAAGCTGAACAGACCCAAGAGGTCAACGAGGTTCAGAAGACAGCCGAGGAGCAGGCAAAGGCTATCCTCGACAACAATCTCCGTTTTTACTCGCAAGGATGTGAGGTTCCGGCGGACGCGCTCAAAGAGATTAAAGCCGGAAGGCTCAAAGGTATGACGGATGTTAATCCGATGTGGCGAATGAAACGGATGACCGAGATTTTCGGCCCCATCGGTTTCGGATGGAGATATGAAATCGTCAAGCAGTGGACCGAGACCTACGGCGATGAGGTGAAATGCTTCTGCATTGCCAATCTCTATGTTCGCGATCCCGAAACAAAAGAATGGAGCGACGCCATTCCCGGCTCCGGCGGCTCTGCCATCGTTACCGTTGAGCGCAATGGCAAATATGTGAACGATGAGGGCTACAAGATGGCTCTTACTGACGCTCTCTCAATCGCCATGAAACCTCTCGGCATTGGTGGTAACATCTGGTATGGCCCCAAAGCAAAAGGCCATAATGAGAGCAAGTATGAGGCTTCCGCAAGAGAAAATGCCGACCAAAGCCAGCATCCTCAGCAGAGACAAGAAACATCCGCTGTGGCGTTCACCGGCGCACAACTCTCACAAGCCATTCAGGAAATGAACTCCACTACCACCGAAGCCGAGTTTGAGGCTTGTTGGTGGAAATGGGCAAAGGATTGCCCGGCGCTGACAAGCAACGGCACTGACTTCTACAAAGCCGCGTGCGCAAAAATCAACTCAATCAAAAATCCCTCCGCAAAATGATGAAGTTCAAAGAATCTCCTGTAATCTTCGACGAAGATAGCCACAGCTATCACCTCGATGGCAAGAGATTGCTCGGCATCACGGGTCTTATACACTCAATCCTCGGATTGGGTGTATATCCCGATGCCAATGAGCACGTCAAAGATTTCATCATACCGAGAGCCGGAAGTCGTGGCACCGCCGTTCACCACGCAATTCAGACCTACGACCAGCTCGGCATCAAGCAGACTACTCAAATAGTCCGCACTCGCTATGGGTGCCGGGAAAGAGACAATGTTTCCGATGTCGATGAAACATGGGATGTGAGTTCAGAGCTCGAGTCTTACATCCGACACCTGCAAGGATTCAGACCTCTTGCCAATGAGTTGACCGTTTCCGACAACGTGCGATACGCCTCACAGATTGACAATGTGTGGCTGAATGAGTCAACCGGCGGCATATGGCTTGTAGATACCAAGACCAACAACATTGACTTATACCCTCTCTGCGGCTATTTCAATGCCTGCTATTTCGACAGCGGCGAAGATGCGCTTAAGGAATACCTCTCCTGGCAGCTCTCAATCTATGCCGAGTTGTTTGAGGCAGAAAACCCGGGGCTAAAGGTTGAGGGGTTGGCTTGCAATTGGCTTAAACCCAATAAAGCCGCATTCTGGCTTATAGACCGTAAACCTTCGGAGCTTGTAAATGAACTGCTCAGGACGGAATATTTCCTGAGCGAAAACGGCCCGGTGTATTTCTACCACGACCTGACGGTGTTCGGCATCGGCGACAATCAGCCCGAAAAGGAACCGGAGATTGCTCCGATTATCCCTCCCGAATGGATTGACAAACTCGCCACACTGCTAAAGCATTACAAAGAGACCGAGGCAGCGCTGAAAGAGGCTAAGGATACGATACAAAACGCAATGAAAGAGCACGGTATCAAGTCCTATGATTTCGGAGCATTCACCGCTACTATCGTTGCCGACAGCGAGACTGTGGCTTTTGACTCCAGGCGGTTCAAGGCGGAACACGCGGAACTTTACGCACAATATACCACCCGGAAACCTAAAAAGGGCGGTTTTACAATAAAACTCAAAGACAATGATTAAATTTTCAGCAACAAACGCCCTGGTTCACTCGGTTACTCCGGTGATAGAGATTGAATCAAGGAGCGGCGGCCAGCCATTCGCAAAGCGAGAGCTTATAATTGATGATTCGTGGGATAGCCGCGATGGCAGACACTATTCCAACTTCGTATCCATCGAGTTCACCGGCGACAAGATGTCGCTGCTTGATTCATGCTATCCGGGTCAGCGTGTAAACATCGAGGGTCTGCTCAACGGCCGTGAGTACAACAACCGAATCTACAACACAGTAAGAGGCACATCGGTTACCCCCTGTCAAGCACAACAGCAGTACACGCCCGCTCCGGCGCCCATGCCCGGTGGGTATCCTCCGCAACAGCAGTATCAGCAGATGCCAGGCTATCAGGCCGCGCCCATGCCAGGCGGCTATCCTCCACAGCCTGCGGCTCCGGCTTATCCTCAGCAACCTCAACAGTATGCTCCACAACCTGCGCCGGCAACCGCGCCCGTGGCGGCTCCGGCACAGCAGTCATACAGTCATCCATCATCGCCGGGTGTGGCTGACCTTCCGTTTCCGCACTGATGGATGCCAATCTTACAAAACGCAACGGAGTAGTGACAATGGATAAGGATTTCGACCTTATGTGCTCACTACTCCGTAACGGAGAGTACACAGTCAAAATAGTAAGGAAGACTCAGCCCCGCACCATATCTCAGAACTCTTTGATGTGGATGTGGTACAAATGCATGGAAGAGGCCACGGGAACTCCTAAAGAGGACTTCCACGATTACTATAAAGCCAAGTATCTGAGCCGAGATGTGGCTGTCGGCCGGCGCTGGTATCGGGTTCCCGGCAGCACTACTGACCTCAACACATTGCAGATGACAAATTTCCTGGAGAAAGTCAAAGCGGATGCCGCCACGGAATTTGGCATAATGCTCCCTCTCCCCGAAGACAGGAACTATCAGGCGTTCATATCGGAATACAGAATAAGATAACACGTCGGACGGTCAGCAATGGCCGTCCGGCTTTTTACTCACAATTAAAAAAAATGGAAACCCAGGAAATCAAAATCAAAAAAGCTAAACTAAGCAAAGGCGGATGTATCGAGGCGTCATACATTGATGCCGACGGCAACGAGATTACCCTAAAGGGCAAGAACAAATGCCACAATGATCTGAGGGTTGCACTTGCGGCTCTGGTCCCATTCTTTGCCGACCTTACCGAGCAGAAAGAAGCGGACAGCATCGACTGGCATAACCTTGAGAGCGCCGAGAATGTTGACCTCCTCCGCAAGCTCGATGTTACGGGTCTCAGCATAGGAGGCGATGACAACAACCGCATCACCACCATGACCGGCAGGAGAACCCTCATCACATCACGAGTCCTCAACCTTAACGCTCCTGGAGTGGAGATGGAATCCGAGACTTTCGAGTGGGGCCACGTCGATGATTTTGACCTGGCTGTGCAGGGGTTCGTCTTTGAGGTCAAAGAGTATATCGTCAACCGCAAATGGGAGGAGCCTCAGGCCAATCTTTTCAACATTGATTCCGACGACCCGTTTGCCGAAGTCGAGGCCACTGTTGATGGCATTCCGGTGGAACAGCCCGCTGAAAATGTAGCGTAAGAATGAAACCTATATATATTACCGAAACGCCCAACACATTCCGCATCTCTTTTGAGTATAATAAGGAACTTGTGGCAATCATCAAGCGTGTGCCAAGTGGCCCGCGGTGGGACGCCCAGGAGAAAGAGTGGATTGTGAAAAAGGAAAGCGTCTGCTATCCTCCCGGGCGTGATGCCCGGTGGTATGTAGAGGCTTTCGCACAATGGGCGGTTGCAAAACGCTATTGTGCCAACATTTCAAGGCGTAGCGAGTCCCACGACGTAGTATATGAGATTCCGCAGATGAAAGATTTCAGCGGTGAACATTATATGCAACTCGAACCATACGAATATCAGTTGGAGGGAGTGCGCTACGCCTTGGATCATCAGCGTTGCATCTTCGGCGACCAGCCGGGCCTGGGCAAGACTCTTCAGGCGATATGTACTGTTGTCAAAGCCCACAAAGAAGCTCATATCTATGGTGACACATTTCCGGTCCTGGTAATTTGCCCGGCGGCTCTGAAAGTTAACTGGCAACGAGAGTTCAAGAAGTTCGCCGGAATCAATGCCGTTATTCTCGATGACAAAAACCGCGATTGTTGGGAAAGACTTTATGAATTGAGAAGAAGCGACGGAGATTCCTATGCACCTGTGTTCATCACCAATTACGAGAGCCTTAAAAAGTTCTTTGTAACGGGAATCAAAGACCACGCAAGAATGACCCTCCGCTCTATCGTATTTGATGAACGAGTCAAGCTCTTCAAGTCGGTAATCATTGACGAGAGCCACAAGTGTAAGTCAAGCAAGACACAGCAATCAAAATATGTAGAGGGTATTTGCAAGGGTAAAAGGTGGATATTCGCGTTGACGGGTACGCCCGTAGTCAATAACAATACCGACCTCATCCAGCAGCTCAAAATCCTCGGCAGACTTGATGACTTCGGCGGGTACAAACAATTTGTCGCCCGCTACTGCGACGGCCCCAAACAGTCCTCCAATCTCCGGGAACTGAATTACCGCTTATGGATATGCTGTTTCTTTCGTAGAGAGAAAGCAAAAGTCCTTACCCAGTTGCCCGACAAGATGCGCCAGTACATCACCTGCGACATCACCAACCGCAAGGAGTATGACGATGCCGAGAATGATGTTATCAAATATCTGCGTCAGTACAAGAATGCGAGTGATGACCGGGTGGCACGCGCCATGAGGGGACAGGTTATGGTCAAGATGGGTATTCTTAAGCAGATTGCCGCCAAAGGTAAAATCAAAGCGGTGTCAGAGTTTATCCATGATATTATCGACGGGGGCGAAAAGCTCATCATGTTCGCTTACTTGAAAGATGTTGTCGATGCTCTGAAGAATGAGTTTCCCGATGCGGTGACAGTCACGGGCTCCGATGACATAAAAGCAAAGCAGAACTCTGTCGATAGATTTCAGAACGACCCCGAATGCAAGCTCATAATCCTAAACTACAAGTCCGGCGGTACAGGTCTGACTCTTACAGCATCAAGCCGTGTCGGATTTATCGAGTTCCCCTGGACCTATTCGGATTGTGAGCAAGCAGAGGACCGCGCCCATCGAAACGGACAGAAGAGCGCTTTGAACTGCTACTACTTCCTCGGCGACAAGACTATCGACCGCTATATGTATAATGTCATTCAGACAAAGAAAGATATAGCCAACGAGGTTACCGGCACCACCACTCAGGTTGCGGAGGATATGCTCAACATCACAATGGATCTGTTCCGCGACCGGATATGAAAAAGAGATTCAAACTCCTAAATCGTTCCGGCAAAGTCCACATTCTGCATTGGTCGGCTGATGGCAGGTTATTCGGTCCGGACTGGGAAACTGTGGCTGCTTTTGACGACGAAGACTTAAATATGGAAAGATGCAAAACTATAATAAGGCTATTGAACGAGTGCGACAAGCATACAAACCACCATAACAATGACAGAGAGAGAAATAACTGAACTTGAGCAAAGATATTCGGAGTCCAAGATACAACATATTTGTGTGAACTGGTTCCGGCAGACATTCCCCCATGTAGGCAATCTTCTCTTTGCTGTACCTAACGGCGGGTGGCGCGGTGTCCGTGCCGGCGCACAGATGGTATATGAGGGGCAAGTCAAAGGCGTGGCCGACCTAATTCTGCTTTATCCGTCAGGAGGCAAATCGAGCCTCTGCCTGGAGATGAAAGTCCCGAAGAAAAAAGGCAGCAGCGCCGGAACGCAGAAACCCGCTCAAAAAGAGTGGCAGGCTCTCGTTGAGAAATATGGCAGCATCTATGTAGTATGCCACGGACTCATCGAGTTTATCAAGGCGGTATGCGCCTATCTTCAGATTGACTCTAAAAAGTACATAGCCGAAGCTTTGTGCAACTATCCTCTTTATCGATGAACTATATTGAATTGATTAACCGATATTGGCAAGAGGTGGAAATAGAAGGCTGGACTCCGGTTGAGACTGATATATATTTTCGTTTACTCGATATATGTAACAGATCAGGCTGGAAGAACCCCTTTACCCTCCCCAATCCACGGGCAGTCGCGCTAATGGCGGTCACTGAAAACACGTTGGCTGCTGGTAGAGACAGGCTCGTGATGAAAGGCTTAATCGGGTTCAAAAGAGGGTCAAGACGCAAAGACGCTCCTACATACTGTTTTCCGGAGAAAATTGATGGTGAATGGGTGTTTCCAGAAAGTTTTACCGCAGGTTTTGCCTCAAATATTGAGCCAAAACAAGGGGTAAAACCCAGGGTAAAACAAGGGGTAAAACGCCCGACATATAATAAAACTAAAACTAAAACTAATAAATCTCCTAGCGGAGATAGTGCGGTTCAGTCTCTACCGGAATTGTCATTGTTTGCGGATGAGGATAAGAGAGCAACCCGGCGAAAGCCGAAAGCCTCCAAAGACCCACCACCTCCACCCCCGACACTTGAAGAGGTCTTGCAATATTTCCTAAGCCAAGATGCAGACAAGCGTCTTGCGAATTGGGAAGAGTCCGCCAGGCGGTTTTATGACAACTTCACCGCCGTTGACTGGAGAGATAAATTCAATCGCCGGATCACTCGATGGGACAGCAGAGCCAACAGCTGGATTCTCGACGACGAGCAACGGCAAAAAGAAAAGGACCGTACCAATGAAACTAAACAACCAGATAGACTTTCAGAATTTAGAGGGACTGAGTCGAGCGCTACGAGCCGGAAAGGTTTCAAGGGAACGTTTTAGCATAGAAATACCCGAAGCTGACGCTTGTAACGGCTTGTATGCAGTGATGAAAGAGGAAATCGCACGCCGCGGCGGGAAAATCATTCTTGACGAAGGTACACGCTCTCACATCATCCAGGCCGCACGGTGGCTAATCAATCCGACGGCTCCACCGTGTCTGCTTTTGTGCGGGCTGTACGGCAACGGAAAGACGACACTTGCCAGGGCGATAGCGCGGTTTATAGAGTTTGTCACCGAACGCGAATTAGGCTATACAAAGCGCCGTACTATGAAGTTTTATACTGCTAAGGATGTATGCCGGATATGCGCTGCAAGCGAGAAATTCAAAGAGCAGTACGATGAATATCGCAGACTATTCAACGAGCCGATGATGATACTCGATGAGCTCGGTGAGGAACCGAAGAGCGTTCTCGTTTACGGGATGCTCCATACTCCGATTGTCGACCTCATAAGCGAGCGTTATGCCAAACAGCATCTGACGGTTTTCACTAAAAACCTTGAATCGCATCAGCTTAAAGACAAGTACGGCGAGCGTATCACTGACCGCTTCCGGGAAATGGTAACTTCGATAATCTTTGAAAATGACTCATACCGAACCAATCCGATTAGTAGTCAGATGGACTACAAGTGATAAAGAAGCCATAGCCGCAATACGCAAGCATTTCAGTCTACCGAACTATACCACTGTCAACGGCTGGACTCCGGCGGAAATCAAGCCCGAGGATATGGAGGTGTTTGAAGAGTGCGCCCGACGAGGTTTCTTTGGCATCATTCGCCAAAAATGGTGTAAAAATGGTGCCCAATATATTTTCTAATCTCGTAAATAATGGCTAACTTTACAGTATAACAAACTAAAAGTCAAATCAATAAAACTAACAATGGAAATAAGACAAATTCCACTCTCATTGGTGACACCATCACCGATGAACCCTCGCAAAACATTTGACGAGGATGAGTTGCAAGAGTTGGCGGACAACATTGAGAAGCAGGGGTTACTCCAGCCTATCACCGTCCGGCCCATTGCAGACAAAAAACAGTTTACCGTTGTAGATGGCAACGCCGACTTCCACCCTGAGTATGAAATCATCTGCGGAGAGCGTCGCTTCCGTGCAGTAGGCAGACTCTACGACAAATGGAATGAAAAGAATCTCACGGATGCAAATGGTGAACCGGTCAACCTCTTCGATAGAATCTCTGCCATTGTGCGAGAGATGAGTGATGATGAGGCATTCGACGCTATGATTACCGAGAATCTTCAGCGCAAAGATGTAGACCCCATCGAGGAGGCTTTCGCCTTTGGTCAGCTCATCCAAAAGGGCAAGACCGCCGAAGATGTTGCCGCCCGCTTTGGCAAGTCCATCCGATTTGTTCAGGATCGCGTAAAACTCAACAATCTCATTCCGGAACTCATGCTTGCCGTCAAAGATGACAAGATGAGCATATCGGCGGCAATGCTTATCGCCAAACTCGATGACGAGGACCAACGTAAATATTATTCAGCGTATGCGAATAACACTCAAGGCTATACCAAAGCCAATGCTCAGTATTTTGTCAACGACTTGCTTGTGACAATAGACAAGTCATTGTGGTATCAGAGCGACAATCAAGCCGACGAGGACTTTGAGGGTGGTTGTGGTCATAAATGCTCCGATTGTCAGTTCAACACATCCAATCATGGATGTTTGTTCTGGGAAATGAAAAGTCGGGATGCCGGACGATGCACTGACCGCTCACAGTTCCGAGAAAAGACGCTGGCTTATATGTTCCGAGAAATTGACCTCATAGCCGACAATCTCGTGAAAGCGGGCGAACCTCTTGAATTTGGGAAAACAGTTCTTTGCATTAAAGAGGACTACATCAACGACGATTCCGAAATCAATAAACTGATGGATCGTATCAAGTCAACAATCGCAGAGCATGGTTATGAAGTTGTTGACCCCAACACAGCCTTTCAGAGTCGTTGCTTCTACGAGCTTGATGATGAAAGGACACAAGATTTCCTCAAAAAAGGTCAGGTATATCGATGCCTGAATCTCTTGGATTGGCGCACACCAATGCTTAAGCATGAGTGTTGGTATGTTAAAAAAGGAGACACTAACACGAATGTCGGGAAAGACGGCACTCCTTACCCTGTAACTGAAATTCTCAACTCCATCAAGAATGAGGAACGGACACTCCAAAGCAGTTTAGCCGTGGCAGGTGCGGAGGCTCTTAACGAGTGTACCCCATCAGATGAGCCTCTATCCGAGAACGAGCGTGTGATGCTCCTGACCTGTATGTTCAACAACAACTTCACGCTTGCTAAAAAGGTTGGCATGATGACAAGCGAATCTACCAACCCAATCAACCTACATACCTTTGTAAAAGAGCACCCGGAGAAATGGGCAATGATGATGAGGGCGTGGATGTTTCAACAGATAAACGGCGCCCATGCCAATCTCCGCTCTGCCGAGTCTATGCTTGATGAACTTGGAGCGAAGAACTGCCCGGAATTATTCCAACAGAAAAGGGATAAGGCTCAGACTAAGTTCGACAAGAACAAAGCCAAAGCCGAGAAAAAACTCAAAGAACTTGGCTATGGTCTTGATGGCAAGCCTCTCGTTGTTACCAAGAAAGTTACCGCTCTAAATCCCGATGCCAAGACTATCAAAAAACAGTACAAGGCAATGAAAGCCAAGCATCCCGATTCAATTCTGCTTTTCCGCATCGGAGACTTCTACCAAATGTTCAACGAGGATGCAGAGAAAGCCGGACCTATCTTGAAACTTAATCAGGCTCCGTGGTTCAAAGAACCTACAATCAATCAGTGTGGGTTTGTTCACCATGCTCTCGACACCTATCTGCCCCAGCTTGTAAGAGCCGGACTTCGGGTTGCAATCTGTGAGCAACTCGAAAATCCGAAAAAGAAGAGCAACAAAGGGAAATAAGAATCTCCCTTAAATCACATCATCAACTCAAACGCGGCACTACTCAATTAAACGAGTGGTGCCGCTTGCATTATTATGGAATATCAAGAGTTTCTTAGATCCAAGATAAAAATCTCTGAGGAGTTCGGCTTTACCGTCAAGATGGATGAAATCAACCCCAAGTTGAAACCCCATAACAAACTGATGGTAAAATGGCTCGTCGAGGGAGGGAAGAGAGCGTGTTTCGCGTCATTCGGACTACATAAGACTGTGACGCAGTTAGAAGCAGTCCGGCTCACTCTCGCCAAAGTCGGTCACGGCTCCGGGCTCATTGTTTGCCCTCTCTCCGTCCGTCAGGAGTTTGTAGAGGATGCTAAAAACATTCTCGGCTGGGACAATCCTCCAAAATTCATACGCCGCCACGAAGAGATGGAGGGTGACGGCATCTACCTCACC